CAGCTTGCCGAATTTCGCTTCTCGTTCGCCCACCCGCGCTGTGAAGTCGCCACGTGCCGCCCATACCCGGCGTCGATCAGTCCCCGGTATCGGTCGTAAATGTTGCCGAATTCGTTGGAGGCGAAGTTCTGACCGTACTGTTGCAGCGCTTTCCCGGTCTGGCCCGAGAGCAAGCCGCCCCGTGCCGCGGCGCTGTTTTCGAGCAGCTTCTGACCTTCGCCGAGGCGGAACAGATAGCCGGGGTCGGTCTGCCACCCGCCTTCGGATATGAGTCCTTTCTCGAGCAGGAATCGATAGCCGGGGTCGTCCTTGAGATCGGCAACGGTGAAATCGCGCCACAGGTTTTCCGAGAATTCGCCCGGACGCACCGCACCGCTTTTCTGTACTTCCGCCGCTCGCTGTATGTCGGCCAATCGCCGTCCGGCGTCGTCCAGGTTTTTCTTGAGCTGTTCCTGTTGCGCCAGCCAGCGGGAGCGGTATTTTTTCTTGACCTGCTGCTGTTGCCCGGCCTCGAATGAGGCAAGCGCCGCCTGGTATTCCCGTTGCGCCTTGGTCAAATCCGCGTCGGTCACGCCGCCCATACCGAGCCCGTAGGAAATGAGCCCCTGCGCCGTGCGCCCGCCCGACACCCACGGCGCGAACGCCTGGTCGTTCTGCTGGAGCTGCTGCCAAGTCACCTTGGAGTTGTAATCCGCCTGACCCCGAATATCGTTGGCGGATTGCCCAGCCGCGCTGGACGCCATTGCTCCGGACGCGATGGAACCCGCCGCAGCCGCGCCTACGGAAACTGCTGTTGCTGCAAAACTCATGGTAGTACCTCGAACCTCGGTGAATTCTCGTGCGCCAGATAGAGTTGATACTCCTCCATGGTCTCGGCCACATATTCCTTTTCCAGCTCGGCCAGTATCTCGGGCGTGACCTCCTGTATCGGCTGCCGGAGCTTGTGCACCGTCAAGAACATCGTGTCGGCATGGGTGCGCAGTGCCCGCTTCGCCCCCGGCTTCGAGACGAATACGTTGTAGCCGCTCATCCGGTACGCGCCGGTATGGTCGAAAATCGTGATATCGCCGGAAACCTGAATGGCAATATGCTCGTGCTTGTGAATCCTGCCGGTGACATCGAGCCCGGCAGGCATGAAGATTTCCCGCACATAGCACCCGTCCGCGATGAAATGACGGAGCGGCAGCTCGACTTGCGGCTTCTGGCTGTTGATCTCTTCCAAGGCGAACACATGTGCTTGCGCATCCTGCGTCGGGATGGCGTCGGCCAGCAAAACGCGGCTACCGTAGAGTTCTGGGCGTTCGATAAGGTCGGTCATCAGTAATGCGTCACGGTGACTCGAAAGGTTTGCGCCGCCGGATTGATCGGCGATCCGGTAATGTTCGTGGCTCGCACCGTCACGGTATCGTTTGCGCTTACGAACGCCTGATAGACGATGCCCGCCGTGGGTGCTGCAGGGAGTCCCAGCTCAACGCTATCGTTGGCCACGACGCCCGGCACGGTAATGGTGAGGTCGGCAGATGCCGCCGCGTTGATGCTGCCGAAGTCGAGCGAAGCCGTTTCCGTCTTGATGCTCAGGAACAGCGCTTGAATGCGGCTGAACCAAAGCGCCCAGCGGGGGTTGGTGTTGCTGACGGGTTCCTGTAGGGGCGGGGTCGAAAGGTTCATGTGTTATCATTTCCTTGGCGCGGCGGCGTGGAAAGCTGGTGAGTGCACTCGCCTGGAGACACGCAACAAGCTGTGATGTCCGCACCTGCGCGACAGGCACCAAGGCGCGATCAGCTTGTAGACCCAAAGGCCACGGGAGTCGGAGTAGCGCCCGGCCCGCGCCACCTACGATACCCACAGCGTTGCTAAAGAGAGGTTCATTTGCGTTCGTGCTCGGCCACTTTCTCGGCAAGCTCTTTCATTAACTTCCGGCGCAATCCGCTCTTGCTATCCCCTTCTCCGAGCACTGAAATGCCTGTGGGCACATGGGTAATCCGCATCCGAACAAGCGGGCTTGAATTTGTGAACGTATCAATGCGCAGGTCTTTTTCGTTCATGACACCCACAGCGTTGCTGATTTGATCGCCACCTTCACGGGGTCTGAAATGGCTGGAGATGTATGTTCATCAAACGTTGTCGTACTCGATTTGATCTATTTCAACGATCAAATCGGCAAACTTCTGTCTTAAAGCATCTAAGATAGGCTTTGCTTCCTTGGTCATAAGACCCGTCTTCCTAGATTCAAAAATACAATAAATGCCCTCTAAAAAATCGTCTGGCGTGACTTTTAATGTAACGCTTGCGCCTTGGTCTCCATCAACCCATTCCCTCATTACGTCATAAAGCTCTTCATCCGTTGAATCGATGTAGGCAGAAAACTCCAATATTCCATCACCGTCATGTTCTGATGACGGAAACAACTTACCTTTCCTAACAAAATCGATCATGGTTAAACTCGCTATGTCATGAAACCCACAATGTAGCTGATTTGATCGCCACCTTCACGTGGTCCGTGATGCTGAGCTTGAACGTCCGGCTGAATCCGGCCCCAAGCCGGTTCCACTTCACACGCTGTCCGTATTCGCCCATGCGCCCGATGCTGCGCCAGTGCTCGTTGCCGTAGAAGTTGCCCCGGTCGTTGGACCATTGCAACATCGCTTGCGGGTCTACGCCCTGCCCCGATTCAAGCCCGACGCCCTCCTCCATGTCCATTTGCAGCGAATGGTAAAACGTCCGCCGTCCGTCCGTGCCGAGGTGCGGAAATACCAGTTCGCGCCGGATGGCTGCGCCGTCATCAGCGTACACGTCGTTTTCGAGTTTGTAGATGATGCCGTCGCGGTAACTGCCGACCAGGTGATCGCCATTGAAATAGGCGTACGCTTCGCCCAGGTGCCGCCCGCCTTCGAGTCCTGAAGAGCGTTCGTGCCAGCCGTCCGTGGTGAGGTCGTAGACCCAGGTTTTGTCCGCCGTCGGGAAGTTCAGCACGTAGAACGTGTGACCCTCGGAGATGTAGCTGTAGCCGGTAGCGTCGGCGATGTTGCTGTACCGCGCCCACTGGTACTCTTGCGCGTGTTTTGAGATTGGAACAACATTGCCGCCCTGCGCATGGATCGCAACGCCCGCGCCCTGCGGCGTCTGCGCCAGCCAGAACAATGAATTGCCGGTCGCGTCGGCCTTGGCCACGCTGAACCGCGCCATGCAGCCATAACCGCTCGTCATGCCATCGGCCCGCTGGAACGGGAATGCGGTTCCGGCGTTGTACCAAACCTCGGTAGAAAATTCGCCAATCAGGTACAAATGGCTGTAGGTCGCATATGGCAGAACAAGGTTATCCGGGGTTGACTCAGCCGTGGCGAAATCCGTTGCGTCCCAGGCCGTCCCGTCGTAGCTGGACGAGATATAAAACCGCCCCGAGTCGGCTTTGTTGACGATGAAAAAGCTGTCGAGGAAAGTGACGTAATCGGCGGTCGGGAAGTCGCCGTCGCTGATTTTGGCGAACGTGTCCGTGCTGGTGTTGTAGGTATAGCCGGAGGTACCGTCCACCAACATGATCTGTGTACCGTTGTCGGAGAACGAGACGCGCCCCATGGACGTATCGAGCGTGCCGAGCGACGTTGCAACGCCAGCCGTGTTGATCTCGTACAGCTTGTTTCCGGATGCCGCGTAAAGCACATTCCCGAACGGGTGCAGACCCCGTATCGGATATGCGCCGAGATTGACGAACGCGGTCAGGCCCGGCGTTCCGTACAGGGCGATGATCCGGCCGTCTTGCAGAATCTCGGGGTAGAGATTGACGAAACGCAGGGCGCCTATGGCCTTCGACCGACCCGCATAGGGGCCGATGAAGTTGATTTGTTCGATGGCCATTTAATTCAAATTCATCTGAATTTGGTTATTAATTCATCAATAGGAACGTCAAAATCGTCTAACGGAAATGTAGCGCGGCGTTTTTCCGTCGAATAATTCAAACGACGCTGCACGGCTCTTGCCTCGGCCTCTCCTGCCATGTTCCGATAATTAGGGTCAAAAACATCAATGACCCCCCTATAATTCGGATCGGCATATCCGCCGCGCGCGAACCCCTCCAAATCCTGTATTCTGTGTTGAACTTCGTGCAGCCCAACATTACGTAAATCATCAGCCGTCAAAGCCGGATCAAATCGAAATGCCCCACGGCTATAATCAGCATCAGCACCATAAGCGGAACGCATGGCATATGCCCTATCTTTCTGCATATTTGGATATGCCTCATAAAGATCCTTATGTTTTATAGCATCCGGCAACTTTGTTTTATATTCATACGGAATGCCATCTTCATCGAACAGTTCTTTCCGGTCTTTTTTCAAAAGTGTTTTTCCTGAAACCCCTTTGGCCTTCAAGTCGTCAATTTCAAATCTCCATTTTTTATCCCACGGTGCACGGAACCAACCCGTTTCTTTCCATATATCGCGTGGATCAACACCGGACTTTTCAAGCAATTCGGCGAGGCCTCGCAGAGCTGTGTTAGCCGTTTTAGCGTGAGGGCCGGCGAACGTGAGAGCCAAATCAAAAAGCGTTTGTATCGTTTCCGGAGACTTCATCCGTTCCGCATAGGCTCTGACGCCTTCACCAACTCGCGGCATTCCGATAGCCTCTTCGACCGTCCTTTCGACCGTCCTTTGAAACCCCGGCGCATTACCACGAATCGGATCGGTTCCCGCTGACATGCGGCCAAATAAGCCCTCAAGATACCGTTTGACAGGTTCCGGTAAATCGCTAGCCCGCGTTTCGGAATCCGCCCGCCGTATCGCTTGCGCGTACATCTCGGAAAGCGTCGTCATCAATCGTAATCCGGCTGGAACATGACGGAAGCGGGCTCGCGGTCCCAGTTCAGCAAGTTGTCCTTGAACTGCGCGGCCATGGCTACAACATCCGGCTTGTCGCGCGTCATCACGAGGCCATAGGTCGGCCCCAGGCGAACGGCCAGATTAAATACGATGGCCTCCAGCCACTCGGACGGGAAGTCCGGCGTGTTGGCAATGGCGTCGAAGTCCTCCAGCAACAAATCACCGGTGAAGACGATCCGGTGCAAGTCGGTATCGGGCGACGGCCAGACGAACAGGGTTCCGGTGCTGATTCTGGGATCGTAGTATGCCTGGACGGGGGCGCCGGTGGCGGTCTTGTTCGGATAGGACATGTACTCGGTGCGGCTCACGGTATCGCCGTTCCTGCCCATGAAAACCTCGGTGCCGTCCGTGGTCTTCCGGCGTATGTTCCGAATCCGGAGCGGCTTGCCGATCTTCGTGGTGTAGGCATAGACCGCGTTACCGCTCGATGCCGCGCTTGCAAGCCCGGTTGCCGCCGTGACGGTGGAGCCAGACGGCGCACCGCTCACCGTGGTCCAATGGATCGTGTTGTCATCCAGTACGATGCCGAGATAGTCCCCGTTCGAAATGCCGGATATCGAATCGACCGTAAGCGCCGTGTCGCTCGATGCCGCATCCGCCGATAACGCGGTTTCAACATAGCTGGCCGTGCAGTTGGACGTTGTAAGCGAATAGCTGTTCGTCGATGCCTCGCAAAACAGCGTAATCTCGGATTGCTTCCATAAATGGATGCCGTCGGCGTTCCACGCTTTCACCATCATGTTGAGAAAGACGGAAGCATCCGCCACGTCCTCGGATGAGGGTGTTTCACCAGCGGCATACACACCAAGAAGAGATAGCGCCGCCGTGACGATTTCATTGCGGGTACGGTCGAAATCGGTTGAGCCTGAAGTTGCCATTACAGTGACTCAGGGGTAACGTCGCCCGGATTCAAAAACACCACCTCGTCCATGGTCCTTACATGCCGCGCGTTCGGCACCGCCTGCGCATCCTCTCGCCCGCGCAATTGCTCCTGCGGGTGCGGCGGGTCATAGCACTTGGAGCACACCATCAGCCCCTTTTTGTAGCCGTCCGGCTTGAGGTCTGAGAGATGGAGCGTAAAACCGCAACGATCACACTCAGCAATCGGACTGCCCGGAATGAAATGCGGTCTCATATCAGTCTTTCCGTGCGGTCACGATGACGATGCCCTTGTCGCCGGACGCGGTAAAGCCAGATGTGTTTAACACGATGTCGCCTGTCTTGCCCGCGCCGGAGTTGTCCGACAAGCCGCCGAACCAGGTAAAGTCGAGCCTGCTCCAGCCGGACGCGGCGGGCAGAACCGCGAACGGCACGTCGGCGGTCGCATCGAACGCCAGTTCGCCATCGAACCCGCTAAAACACCACTCCACCTTCTCGATGGTCAGTGTCGTAGCGGCAGGCGTCAGCCCCGACACATCGACGACCACTTGCCCGGTAAGCTCGCCGGACGCGCCGTCGGATGCCAGATAGATATGATTGACGACCCGCTTTGAGCCGTCGAGGACGGTTCTAACGGTTACGGTATTGGCCATTTAACGATCCTCTTAACGTTCGGCAGCGCAGAACACGTAATCAACGCTCATGGTCTTGGCCACTGCTTCGCCGTTCTGGATGCCGAACGAAATGGTCAGCTCGGTGTCAGGCAAATAGGTCACCGGCGTCGAAGTCAGGTCAGCCGTGTAAATGTGTACATCGTCCTTGAAGACCTTCACGTACTGGATGCCATCCCAATAGAACGCCAGGGTCAGATAGGTGTCATCGGCGCACGTCGTCACCGCCGTATTCGTCAATTGCCCCGTGGTGGCGTCTTTCTGAACGTAGAAATCCACATTGGTATCGCCGTCGTCCTTCTGAAAGAAAATACCGTCGGTCGCGCCGTCGCCTGCCGCTGCAAGCGGGGTAGTGTCGGTAATCAACAGTCCCATCATCCAATCGGATTGAGTCGCGTCGGAGACCTTGAAACGCGCCTTGAAAAAGAGTTGCTTCCCGGCCGCCGGTTTGAATGATTCGCCGACCTTCTGGAACCAGTCCGCGTCATTGTCCGCCGCGTCGTTGGTAATCAACAGGACGCCGCCGTCCGCGTCGGTCAAGGCTTCCGTTGCGGACCCTGCGCCAAGCTCGGTGGTGGTAATCGTCCAGTCCGCCGCCGTGAAGTGGTCGAAATCGTTGAAGTAAGTGTGCCACTCGGTAGGATCGGGCAGGCCGTACATGCCGAGCGGGTTGGCTTTGGTTACGGTCGTCAGTCCGTTTGGAAAACGAGTGGGTGTATTGGGCATGGTATTTCTCCGGTGAAATCACCGCCGAAGCGGAGAAATGAAAAGCCCGCTACATAAGCACCGGCGGGCTTCGGGTTTTACGACATCCGTGTCATTTGAAGGGCTTACACGCCAGGCGAGCCAAAAATCGCACGCTTGTCGCTGGCTCCAAAGGCGTACCGCTCGTATGCGGAATATTTGGCGTTCTTTGTGTCGCTGTCGTCTGATGCGCCGAACGACGCCGCCTCACGTTCCTGGTAAATCAACCCTTCTCCGGACATCTGGCCGGCGTTGGTCTTGACAAACCAAGCGTCCGTATCGCTCAGGTAGACGTTCACGACGATATCCTTGAACAGGTTCATCGAACGCAAGGCGTTGATATCGTTGTGCGCCGTTCCGGACTGGTTGATCGATTTCAGGATGCGCTGAGCTGCGAACATTTGCTCCTTCGGAATGATGAGCTTCTGCGGCATCACGTTGATACGCAAACCACGGTCGTCCCTGAAATCGGCAATGTCGATGCACGCCTGTTCGAGCGATGCTTCGGACAAATCCGCCGCCGTCGACAGTTCGTTGCGCCAGGTGCCGCCCGCCTTGTTCGGGTTGTCGGTCGCGCATAGTTCCTTGCCGTCGCCGTACGTGTAGGATGAATTGAATGCCCGGTTCAGAACATTCGCCGCTATGACCTCCTTGGTCTGGCGCATGGAAAACGCCAACGCCTTGGCCCGGCGCTTGCCGATGACGCCGTAGAGGTCGTCCTTGTACATCTCGTAGGTGATGATGAACCCGAGCGCGTAGGCCACGTTCGTCAGCCGGGTGACAAAGCCCTGCTGCGCCGAGTCGTAGGAAATCGGAGCGCCCTCGGTTTTGATCTGTGCGAGACCGAAGCCCGAGAACCCGACATATTCCTCGTAGGCCCGCTCGGAACTGACCTTGTCGAAAATCTTGTCGTATTCGGTCTCGAACTCGTCGTAGGCTTGGCCGTACCACCGCTTTACGCCCGGTTCAAGCGTTTTGGCGAAGTGGCCAGTAGTGATAATACCCATGATAAATCTCCAGAAATTGGATCAGACCGTCATCACGACGGTCATGAAAAAACCGCTTGAAGCAGCGGCGGCGAGCTATGAATTACGATCCGGTCGTGGTTTTGAACACATGCTCATTGATGAGGCACTCGTATTTTGCGTTGGTCCCGATTTCGTTATCCTCGCGCTGAACCAACCGCAGAATGCGCATTTGAGCCGTAGTGGTGTTCTTGGTGCTCGAATCCAGTTCCATGCCGGACTGTCCGGTAGTCGTGGAACCGGAACCCACCACCAAATCCACGTTGTTGCCGATATCGGCAGCCGCCAACGCGCCGCCGTCCGAGTCTTCCTGAACCTCGAAAATCACGTCCGGCGCATCGCATACGTAGCAATAACGTGCAGTCGATGCCGAACGGTAATTCAGGGTCAGGTTATCGGGATCGGGCGCGAACGAGACGACCGCGCCCAAAAGCGTATCGCCCGCCGCCGCCTGTGCCACGGTAGGAACGCCATTGGCATCGGCTGAGCCCGCCAGCTTGACCGCATCGCCCACAAAAACGGCGGTCGCGTCAGTCGACGGGATGTAGTATTTGTTGACCGCTCCGTTCCACGGAGACCCATCCAGATGTTTGACGGGCCGTAGGCCGAACGGCGAATCAGAGTTAGCCATGATAAAAACTCCTGCAAAAAATTGGGACTATGCCGCCTCACGGCGGGATTAAGGGTTATTTGGAGATGTCGACGGAACCATATTGCCCGTCGCCCACGTTTGGCCGCTGCATGGATTGTTCCACATCGGCTATTTCGCGCTGCTTTTGCGCCTGGTCTTCCGCATACCAATCAGCCGGGATCTCCATCAACACCGCATGCGTGCCGCCGCCGACGGATTTGCGCACCGGGCTGCCCAGGTTCGAGGCTTTACCCGCTTTCGGGTCGCTCGTGTCCTCTGCCGGGTCGCGCACGATCTCGTAACCGGCTTCCAAAAACCGCTCGACACGCCCGTCATGGTCATTGACGAAGCGCCGAACAAATCCGGGTCTTTGCGCGGCAGTCAGCACGTTTCCGGTACCAATGGGCCGGCGTTGCGGTCGTTGTCTGCGAAGTTCTGTCATGCCGGTTCACCCACAAAAATGATTTTGGTCGGTTTAATATTGAACAACTCTTTCGGATTACTTTTAAGCAGCGCGATTTCCGTGCAAGCTTGTTCAAGCTCGTCTTTTGGGTTCTTGGTCATTTCAGTTCTCCCATATCGGCCAAGGATTTGATGTACTCGTCTTGCGTCATGACGCCTTGGCGCACAAACGTGTCACACACTCGGCGTTGTTCTTCGCTTAGGTGCGCACGGGTGAAGCGCGGCTTTGTGCTCGCCGGTTGGCGTCCGCCTTCAACCGCGGCGGCTTTCGGTTTCGGCTTCTCGGAGGCGGCCTGGAATAACTCCGGATTGGCTTTTTTGACCTTGGCCGCGACATGGTCCAGCACGTCCGAGAATGTCGCATTGGGGTTCCGCTGCCGGTAGGCCATGGCGAAAGCGTCAGCCTCGGCGCAAACGTCCGGGTTCTTCTCCGGGTTGTACCAGGCGTTCTCGTCAAGCCATTCTCTGAACTCGGGAGGCGGTTCGGCGGCTACGTTCTGCCGCGATTTGTTGAGGTCTTCTATCTCCCGGTCGATCTCTTCGACTTTATCGGGGTCTGCCTCTGATATAGCCTCCTTACGTTGCGCCTTAAGGTCTGCCATGGCTTTCTTATAGGCTACCTCTTCGACCTTCTTGACGTACTGAGCCATGGCGTTCTGCGTGCGTTCGAGATTCTTGACCTGCTTTCGGGTCTTGTGGATCTCGTCGTACAGCGGCTTTCGGCCTACGTACTCCTTGGCGTCAACCCAGGTCTCGGGGTCGCCGTCGAACTCTTCTTTCGGCCTCCAGCCCATCTCGCGGGCTTTGGATTCAACGGGGTCGATTTCGTGGGTTTCGGGGGTATCGATAACGGGCGCTTGGCCCTGTTCGGTCTCTACGACCGCGCTTGCTTCGCTCATAAAGGTTTCCGTCTGGTTGGGAAGTGCGTCTCACGACGCGATAGGCATAAAAAAACCGGCCCTAGCCGGTCTTATTGCTCCGCCAAATCGCGGATCAGTTCGGTGTTGTTCCGGATCAGCGATAAAACCGAGAGTCCGAGCGCATCAACCTGGGTTTCGGTGAGTCCCAGCGAGAATATTTCCGACACCAGATGCATGAGTTCATGCAAGAGCGTTGACGCCCTTGCATCGCTCGGCATTCGATCATTGAGCCTAATCGTCTGATCCATCAAGCTGGCACGCCCCATGCCACCTTCGGACCATTGCGTAGGCGATTCAACGAGAACGCGAAAGTTGTGTTCGAGCAGGCGGATATTGAACTCGCTTTCGCCAAGCATTACATAGCCTCCAGCGCGACAATATCCTCGTCGTTGCATATCCGAAGCTGCTCGTCCGGATAGCCGTACGGCTCGCCATCCACCGCAAAACCGGCGTATTTGGCATACACTACACGATCACCCGCTTTCGCCCATTGACTCGGCTTGTCGTACCAACAGTCCGGCCCGACTTCAAGAACCTCGCCTTTTGTCGTGGCCGCTTTCTCGCGCTCCACATGCTCGCGTACGAGGACGATTCCGCCCCCGGACACTTCTTCGACCTTATCGGGGCGGATTAGGACTCTATGCCCTACAGGGATCAACTTCATTCTTCGGTTTCCTCATCAGGAATGTTGAGATTAAGAACAAATTCCAACGCCTCGACCCAACCGACATTCTTTGCCGTCAACAACTGGGTTTCCTCGGCTTTTGGGCTCAGGGTGTGACCGTAACCGGTCGCATCGCGTATCTCGTCGCGCTCCGCTCGGAGATGGGCGAATACTTTTTGTGTTGCTGCACTGTGCAACCACTGGTGAAACTCTTCTTTGCTCAGGTCGATCATGCCGCCGCCGCCATCATCAAAAGCATCGCAATTTCGTCCTCGTCCTGCCGAATTTCGGTCAGAACCGCATCTATCCGGATCATGAGCGCCCGCAATGCCGCTTGATCGGCCTGAGCATCGGCGATTTCCCGCTCGATTTCGTCACGAGTCGCCCTGATAGGCTCGGAAACCTCCAGCGCCGCCAGCTTGCGGTAGGCCCGCCGCACGTCTTCGAGCGTCAACGACGGCTGCGCTTCTGGTACGACGGACTTCTCAGGTTCAGGCGACTCTTCCGTGTCGTCGGTTTCCTCCAACGGCTCCCGTCGTACCGCGATTCCCGGCGTGCTGACCCCGTAGCGATAGGCGATACTGTCACCGCGATATTCTGGCCCTGAACTGCCGCCGCCAGAGCCGCCGCGAAGGGATAGAATCACTTCTATCTGAGCTTCGTCGACAAAACTAACGCCACTAGCCGACGATGTCCCTGCAGCCGTTCCAACCGCCGTATGAACGGAAGCCCCGACGCCCGCAACGGTCGCCGTGCCCGCTGACGATCCTGCCGCAGACCCCGCCGATGTCGAATCACCAACTCCGGAGACCGTTGCAGTGCCGGCGGATGCACCCGCCGCCTCGTGAATCGA